TGGGCACTCAGCTCTTCCGGCACCACATGCAGTGGATCGATGTTCTGGAGGGTCGGGAGCCTCGGGATCTGCATCCTCGGCAGATCTACGTCAAGGGCGAGATCGACAACATCCTGATCAACACTCCGCCGGAGCACGCGAAGTCCACGACGCTGTCCGTGAACTACGTGGTGTGGCGGATCTGCCAGGATCCCAACATCCGGGTGCTGATCATCAGCCGGACCCAGGACATGGCCGGCAAGTTCCTGCACGCCATCAAGGAGCGCCTGGCCGGCAATGCCAGCTACGCCGCTCTGCAGGCGGCGTTCGCCCCGCCGGGCGGGTTCGCCTCGGGCGACACCTGGGCGCAGACCAAGATCCGGGTCAACGGCTCCGACTCGGGTGAGCACGCCTACACGGTCCAGGCCGTGGGCGTCGGCGGCCAGATCTACGGAACTCGCGCCGACCTGGCCATCATGGACGACTGCGTCGACCACACGAACTTCCAGCAGTTCCAGAGCCAGATCGACTGGATCCAGAACCAGGTCGGTACCCGGGTGGCGGACGCTGGCGGCCGCATGCTGCTGGTTGGCACCCGCATTGAGTCCGTCGACCTGTACAGCGAGATCCTCAAGGACCACTACTACGTCGAGGGCCAAAGCCCGTGGACGTACCTGACCCAGCCGGCGGTCATGGAGTACGCGGACGCTCCGAGGGATTGGGTGACCTTGTGGCCGGTTACCAACCGGCCACCGGTGACCAGCCAGGGCCGGCGGGTGGCCGAGGAGGCTGGCTGGCCTGACGATGACGGCAACTGGCCGATGTGGCACGGCGAGGCGCTGCAGCGTAAGCGGCGCAAGATGTCGGCCCGTAACTGGTCGATGATCTACATGCAGGACCAGGTCTCCGACGACTCGACCTTCTCCATGGAGGCGGTGCAGGGGTGCGTCGACCGGGCCCGCGTTCCTGGCCCCATGTACGACGGCCAGAGCCAGCACCGCCAGCACGGCATGGAAGGGCTGTACGTCGTGGCCGGCCTTGACCCGGCCGCGTCCGGCTTCACCGCCATGGTGGTCATCGGTCTTGACCGGCAGTCGGGTGTGCGGTGGGTCCTGGAGGTCGTCAACCGTCGCGCCCTGCCCCCGCACGAGATGCGCAACGAGATCGAGCGGCTGACCGACAAGTACCGGATCAACGAGTGGCGGATCGAGAAGAACGCCTACCAGGGGTCGATCGTGCAGGACCAGCTGATCCGTACGATGCTCCACTCGCGCGGCTGCGTCATCAACCCCCACCACACCGACTCCAAGAAGTGGGATCCCGACTTCGGCGTGGCCTCCATGGCCACACTCTTCGAGGGCTGGGAAAAAGGGCATAACCTGATCAGGCTCCCCTGCCAGACGCGCAGCGAGCCGATCCGCAACATGATCGAGCAGCTGTGTGCCTGGTTCCCCGAGACCAAAGGCCTCACCGACGTGGTGATGGCCATGTGGTTCGCGGAGATCCGGTGTCGAGAGCTGATGTTCACGGAGTACAGCGGCCACCACCTGGGCGCAGGCGAGTTCGGAAACCTGCGCGACACTGAGGACCAGATGGTGATCGACATCGACTACGCCATCCAGCAGCAGGTCGCTGGCAACGCCAGCGTCGTTTGGGACGGCAGCCTTAGTTGGTAGGAGAGGGCACATGAGCGACCCGATGACCGCAGACCAACTGATCAGGGCCTTCACGGCCGAGAAGCTACACATCAAGCAGTACAAGAACTGGCGCACCCACAACCGGGCCGGCCATGGCGGCTGGGGCCCGCTGAACGGCGTCATGATGCACCACACGGCCGCACTGAACGCCCTCGACGTCATCTACAACGGCCGCCCCGGCCTGCCAGGTCCGCTGGCCCAGCACTACATCGACAAGGCTGGCACCGTCTGGATGACCGGCCACGGCCGGGCCAACCACGCCGGTGGCGGTGACCCCCGGGTGCTCGCGGCCGTGGTGGCCGAGAACTACGGGGCGCGCCCCCCGACCCCGCACCAGCACGAGGGCTCAGCCGGCGCCGTGGACGGCAACAGCCACTTCTACGGCTTCGAGTGCGAGAACCTCGGCACCGGCAACGACCCCTGGCCGCACGAGCAGTACATCGCCATGGTGAAGGCCGCAGCGGCCATCTGCCGGTTCCACAAGTGGTCGGCCAAGAGCTGCATCGGCCACAAGGAGTGGTCTGACTGGAAGCCTGACCCCAAGGGGTTCGGTATGGTCACCTTCCGCATCGACCTGGCTGCCTGCCTGCGGGCCAAGCCGGGAGCATGGCCCGCACCTGCCAAGTAGCCCCTACAGTTAGATCAAATCGGGAGGTGACATGACCGACATCGACATTGTGGCCAAGCGGGTCGACGGGCTACGGCGGTACTACTCCGAGCGAGACGCCCGCCACCAGACCGTGTACGACGTACGCTCCGGCCGGATCGACAACGTCATGCCGGGCACCATGCCCGATGTCTGGCCGAAGCCGATCGTGGCCAACGCCATCGACATCTCCGCCCGACAGCTGGCCGAGAACCTGGCCTCGCTGCCCGCGATCAACTGCGCGTCGGGCGTCATCAGCTCCGAGCGTGCCCGCAAGTTCGTCGGCCGGCGCACGAAGATCGCCCACTGGTACATGATCAATAGCAACCTGAAGGCGAAGATGCCGCAGGGCTGCGACTGGTACCTGACGTACGGCTCGATGCCCTTCGTCGTGGAGCCTGACTTCGAGGCTGGCGGGCCCCGCATCCGCATCGACAACCCGATGAAGACCTACCCGCAATTCGGCCTGGACGGCAAGGTCATCAGCTACACCAAGGTGTGGCGCGAAGAGGCGTGGCGGCTCGCGGACAAGTTCCCCGAGTCGCGCACCGCCATCCTCGGCCGGCCGTACGGCGACACCGCCCAGGTAGCGCCGGACACGCTCATGGAGTGCGTCAAGTACTGCGACAAGGACAGCTACGTGCTGTACCTGCCGGAGCGCAAGAACTACGTCCTGATGAACACGCCCAACCTGCTGGGGAAGGTGCCGGTCGCCATCGGCCTCAAGCCCTCCTACGACGAGCAGGACCGTGGCCAGTTCGATGACGTCATCTACCCCTACCTCGCTCGCGCCCGGATGGCGCTGCTCGGGCTGCAGGGAACCCAGCGGAACGTGCGAGCCCCGCTCGCCCTGCCGCCGGACGTCCAGAAGGTGGCATTCGGTGACGACGCCATCCTGCGGACCAACAACCCGGACAAGATCCGCCGGATCACCACCGACATCCCGCAGCACGCCTTCCAGCAGGAGGCCGTGCTCCAGGAAGAGGTGATGCGCGGTACGCGTACGCCTGCGGCGGCCACCGGCGACATCCACGCCAGCATCATCACCGGCAAGGGCGTCGAGGCGATGGGTGGCGGCTACGACATCCAGATCGCCACCGGCCAGGTCATGATCGGCCACGCGCTGGAGCAGGCCCTGGAACTTGCCTTCGAGATGGACGAGAAGTTCTGGCCGAAGCACAAGAAGACCATCACCGGCGTCGTCAACGGCACCCCCTTCTCCGAGAGCTACCAGCCGGACAAGGACATCAAGGGCGACTACCGCGTTTCGGTCTCCTACGGGTTCGCCTCGGGCATGAACCCCAACCAGGCCCTGGTCTTCCTGCTCCAGCTCCGTGGAGACCAGGACATCTCCCGCGACTTCCTCCAGCGGCAGCTCCCGATGGACATCGACGTCACCCAGATGCAGGCCGAGATCGACAACGAGCAGATCACCGACGCACTCAAGCAGGGCGTCTTCGCGATGCTCAGCTCGGCCGGAATCATGGCCCAGCAGGGCATGGACCCCACCGAGACGCTCCGCAAGGCCGCAGCCATGATCGACATGCGCGAGAAGGGCGTGCCGATGCATGCGGCTATCCTCCAGGCGTTCCAGGCACCACCGCCTGGCGCACCCGGGGCCCCTGGAAGCGGTCCACAGGAAGCGGGTGCTCCGGGCGGTGGTGGCCCCCCTGGCGCCGGTGTCCCGTTCGGCATGAACCCCGGAACCGGCCTGCCGGGCGGCACAGCCCCCGGCCAGGCCCAGATGGGCCCTGGCGGCAAGCCTGACCTGATGACCCTGCTCGCCGGCCTTGGCGGCGGCGGACGGGCCAACCTGACCGCATCCGTCAAGAGGAGCCAGCCCGCATGAAGTCTTGCCCGGAGTGTGGCCGCGAGTACGAGCAGGGGTTCACCACCCACTGGCTCGGCTGCCCGGCCATCTCCCGCGTTGAGCCGGAGAAGGCTCCGGAGCCGATCGGCCCCCGGGAAGACCCGGAGATCGAAGAGGAGCCGAAGCCGGAAGAGGTCGAGCCCGAGGTCGAGCCGACCCTGGTCGCTCTCTGCGACTTCGCCGGCTGCGAAAACCCGAAGCGTCCCGCAGGCAAGGGCCCCAAGCCCAAGTACTGCGAGGCACACAAGGACCCCAAGAGCAGGAAGGAGTAAGCCATGGCGGAAGGATTCCCGGGCGACCCAGGTCACGAGGGTAGCTCCAAGCCGATGATGGGCCTGAAGGGCACCTGTTCCGAGGTGCACACCCAGGAGCCGATGCAGGGCGAGAACCAGGAGAACGCTCGCGGTCAGTCCCCTGACCCGTGGCCGGGCTGGGACAGCACGTCCCTGAACTACGGCACCGGTGGCAGTAAGGGCATCAGCGGCAACGACTCTCGGACCAAGAGCACCTGATGGCCTCGGGCGGCCCCCGCACGCCGAAGCACCCGGCCCCGGTATCGGGCCCGGGTGCCCTTTCGCGTCGTACGGATGGCGGCCCCGGTAACGCCAAGCAGCCCATCCGTGTCCCCACCGGGGGCAACTACGGCGACGCCACGGCGTCGCTCCAGACCCAGCAGGGCGCTCCCATGGCGGCGTCGCCCGGCGGGGATCAGGCTGGTGGCGCATCGCCCGGCCTCCTGGCCGGCCTCGGTCTTCCTGAGGGACCGGGGCTGGACCAGGGAACGCAGCGCCCCGATGAACCAGTCACGGCCGGCGCAGACCTGGGCCCCGGCCCAGGCACCGCTGCGCTGAACATGACGCCGCAGTCGGATGAGGACATCAAGCGCCTCGTCCAGTACTTGCCGGTGCTGGAGCACATGGCCAACCAGCCTGGTGCCAGCTCGGCGGCCCGCAATCTCGTCCGACAGCTGAAGGGGGCGGTGTAGTGGACTGGTTCACGCAGCTGGGCAACATGGCGCAGTTCATGCCCGACACCCCGGCCCTGGCCTTCGATATGGCCACCAAGGGCCCGAATCACGACGCCTTCAACTACTCGTTGGCGTACAACATCCAGGACAGCCCCACCCCGCTGAACGTCTACCCGGCGGAAGAGCAGCCGTTCGCACCCAGCCTGGGGGCGTAATGGGCATCGGGGATTTCCTCAAGGACATCGGCGACGGTATCGCCACCGGCATCGCCGGGGTATACACGGCCGGCCAGACGGTCGACAAGTACATCGACCCGTTCTACACGCCCGGCAAGGCCACCAAGCAGTTCCCGAACGCCCCGAACACCACGGGCGATCCGAACGCGCACGCAAACTTCGCCGCTCCGGGCCTGGAGAGCACCATGGCCGGGATGCGGTGGCTCTACAGCAACGGGGTGTCGCAGCCAATCTCCTCGGCGATCCTGGAGGGCGGCATGACCCGCCAGGGCGGGTCGTACGGCGACTTCTTCTCTGCGGCTAAGTGGGGTAAGGCGTGGCACGCCGCTGAGCACATCTCGCCCGGTCAGGCGATCTTCCTGTCCGACGAGGACCGGCAGAAGGCTGTTGATTCGCCGCTGCTGTACTACACCCCCGCCGCATCCTTTCTCCCAGCCGGCTGGGAGAAGATGGCGCCCGAGGAGCAGCAGAACATCCTCAAGCAGGCCGGGATGCCTGCGGTCGGCACCGCCTTCGTGGAGCAGAAACGCCAGGGGTCCGATTGGTTCAAGTACGGCACCGGCGCCGTCGACTTTGCGTCGGTGATGACGCTCGACCCCACCATCCTGGGCGGCAAGGCGCTGGGCGCCCTGCGTGAGGCGAAGGTCGTCATGCGCCGCCCCGAGGGCGGGTGGGCGTCCGACTCCATCGCCAAGATGATGGACAAGTCCCCGGTCAAGAAGATGATCCAGGCGATCTACGACAACCGGGACAACCCGCAGCTGCTGAACAACACCTCGATGGCACGCAACAGCGCCATGGGCCCTCGCTTCGGATCGATCGCGGCCACGCTGCAGACCCCGGAGGAGGTGTCGCTGTTCGTACGCTCCGGCATGGGCGATGTCGACGCCATGGCTGAGCTGCGGAACGCCAACCGCATGGCGGCTGAGCGGATGGACGCAGACCTCTCGCGGCTGAGCGCCCTGGACCTCCAGCACGCCCGGTACACCAACTTTCCCGCCCACCAGAAGCTGGTGGAGATGGAGATGAAGCGGCTGTCCGACAACCGGGCCGCCGACGGCGCGCTGATCAATCGGTACGACCAGATCCTCCAGAACGGCGACATGCTGGACGAGCTGAACACCTCGCGGTGGTCGATGGCTCGGGCCCAGCAGATGACGGACGCGCAGAACGTCTACACGATCGGCGCTGGCCGTGGCGGGCCCCGCCCGGTGACCATCACGCCGGGCAAGCCGGTGCTGAGCAAGGCCAGCTACACGCCAACCCCGATCGACGCCGGATTCGTGAAGTCGACCCTGTGGGGGGCCGGCGACTTCTTCTCCGGCCCGGTCACCGTGGTGCGGATGCTCAAGAACGCCACCCCCAACGGCTACATGCGGATCGGCACCCTGGAGAAGGACTCGATCACCGAGCTGCGCGGGTTCCTCGCCCGCATCCCCGGCATCAA